GACACCATGTTCAACGAGCAGGAAGGCTGCTTCACCAGCTGCGGCCGCTGCGGGGCCGATGCTGTGGTCGATCGCGATGGCGGTCGTCCCGTGTTCAGCGGCAAGGCGACGAAATTTCGCTGCAAGGCAGTGAAGCCGATCGAACCCGGCTCACCGCTACCGGAGCGCCGCTGCGGCCGCTGCCTGCACAAGTTCCGGCCGAAATCTGAGACGCAGTACATCTGCGACAACTGCCTCAAGAAACCGCTCAAGAAGAAGCGCGCCGGCGAGCCCGAGCTCGAGACCGTCTGGAGGCCCGGCCGGAACGCGCCGTCGCTGACGCCCTGGCCAGTCGACGATGCCGGACGTGGCTCACCGCTCGTCGGCGCCGATTTCAAGGATCCGCGCCGGTGACGGCATTCGTTCCTTCGCGCCGGCGGATTCTCTGGTCAGGCGGATTCGATTCCACGGCGCTCGTGCTCGAAGGACTCGCCCGCGGCGACCGTATCGAGCCGGTCTACATCGACCACGATAATGGGTGGAAGAAGGACCGGTACCAAATGGCCGCGATCGCGCGGGTCATCGTGGCCTTACCAGAAGGGCTCCGAGCCCGGCTCACGCCCGTCCAGCGTGTCACGCTTGAGGATGTCTACCGCGACACCATGGCGCGTCTGGCTGAACTCGACGCCGCCGCGATCGAGCTGGGCGTCGGGCGATCTCCGCAGGTCGCCCTGCTGCACGCCGTCGGCCGCGCGGTCGGACCGATCGAGGCCGCCTACGTTGCGAATGACACCGCCGGCGCGCAGCTGCCGCTCTCGCGCGAGCTCCTCCTGAGTGGCGGCATCCAGATGCCGCTCATTCGCACATCGAAACTCGAACTGTGGGCCGCGGCGCGCGATCGAGGCTTCGAGGATCTGCTTCGCCTGACCTGGAGCTGCGAAGGGCCGGCCGGTGAGCCCGATTGGCCGGAGTGGCCGTGCGGACGCTGCGATCCGTGTCGGCATCGGCTCGTGCCGCACCCGAAATAGTTGCCGCCGTGGAGTTTCCGAACCCGCCCATCGATCTCGCCGGCTACTTCTGGATCGTACCGACGGACCGTGGCCGCCTGGCGCACCTGGTCGTCGGCCGGCTGCCGCCGCAGGCCGAGGGCGTCGCGCGCCGGACCGTCTGCGGTCTCGAGCAGCTCGCCGGCCGGGCCTGGAAGGCCGTGCACGCGTCACGCGCGTGCGCGCGCTGCATCGATCGCGTCCGCTGACTTGTGTCAGGGATAGCTCAACTATCCATAAGGTCAGCTATGATGTAGCGCAACGCAATTGCACAGCTGTGGGCCGGTCGCCGCGGTCTCGCCTGTCCGAGCGTGGGCGGGGCGGACTGGTCAAGTGACGTGCCGCCAGGCGCTCGGGCGCCGCGGGGGCCGGCCTCAGGTGACGACAGGAGGCGACGTGGGCGGCACGATCAAACGATTGGTCAGCGACAAGGGCTTCGGGTTCATCCGCGACGAGCAGGGCGTCGAGTACTTCTTCCACCGGTCGATGGTTCACGGCGCCGCGCGCTTCGACCAGCTCCGAGAGGGCGACGCCGTCGAGTTCACCGCGGGCCGGCCGAACGACAAGGGCCATCGCGCCGAATCCGTCGAGCGTCGCTGAGTCGAGCCTCCGCCCGGCGCATCCCAGGCGCCTCCGGACCTCGAACGCGATCGATTTTTTCCTGAACGCCGGTAACGAAGCCGACGCCCGCGTGGCGGGCGCGCTCGAGGTGTCCAACCGCCCCATGCTACTCGGTGTCAACGTCGTCCGCGGCACGCGGGACACGATTGCGTTCGACCGCGCCGCCGTCCGCGCGCTGCGCCCGCCCGTCGTGCGGCTCGTGCTCCGGGATCCCGGCAACGCGCGCGTCTGGGCCGAGGCTGCCGCCGCGGCGCGGATTCGCGTTCTCTGGTGCCTGCCCGTGGAGGCGATCGGCGTCGGCGCCGCCCGGCTCGCCCTGAAGACGCTGCGAACCCACGCCGCCAGCGTCACCGAGGGGATTGAAATTGGTGAACAGGCGTACACGGGCGCGGACACACCGAGCGTCTTTTTCCAGAACGCCCTCATGCTGGCGCTGAGCACCGAGGGCTGGCCGATTCTGCTCGGCGCCGGCGTCGACGGCTCCGCGGCCTCGCGGCAGTGGCTGCGACGCCTGATCCGCCAGATCGCCACCATGTGCCCGTCGCCCGGTGTCACCGGCCTTCGCGCCATCAGCTGCCACGTCGTCACGCTCGGACGCTCGTTTCCGCGCCGGTGGTACGAGGACATCAGCCTGCGCGTCGCGGCCGACACGGGCCTCCGGCTGGCGTTCACCCGCGTTCGCTGGCAGCTCGGGCGGCGGCTCACGCGGTGGGCGCTGGTCCAGGAGGCGGCCCGCGCGCTCTGGCACGGCACGCCGCTCCCAGGGCGGGCGGTCCGCGCCGAGATGGTCAAGCGCTGGACCGTCGACGCGTACGCCGCCGCCCAGGCGCTCGAGGCGACGCACTTCCTGATCGACGCGCCCGTGGACGCCGGCGGCCCGATCGGGCTCACGCGCTGGGCCGGCTACGACGTCGTCAGCGGCCGCGCCGACGCGACCTGGCGCGCGCTGCAGCTGCGCGCCGCGGCGCTCCAGGTGAGGCCCGGCGCTTGACATGCTCACGCCGGCGACACGCGCCCGCGGCCTCGAGCGCTTCGCCAGCTACCGCTGGAATCCCCGCGGGTTCGTCTACGACCTCTTCGGCGTCGAGCTCGAGGATTACCAGGCCGCCATCATGGAGGCCGTCGCCGCAGGGCAGGACGTCACGGTTCGGAGCGGCCACGGCTGCGGCAAGACGACCACCGACGCCCTCACCGTCTACTGGTACCTCACCACGCACCCGTTCTCGAAAGTCCCGACGACCGCGCCGACCTTCCGGCAGGTCAAGGACATCCTCTGGGCGGAGATCACGAAGTGGCACCAGCGCTTCCGGCTCAAGGATCACTTCGATCTCCAGACCACACGGCTGGCCGTCCGCGGCCGCGAGCAGGAATGGTTCGCGATCGGTGTCGCGTCGAACAAGGCCGAGAACATCGAAGGGTTTCACGCCGATCACGTCCTCTTCGTCGTCGACGAGGCGAAGGGTGTGATGAAGCCGATTTACGACGCGATCGACGGCGCGCTGACGACTGGCGGGCAGCGGCTGTATACGTCCACGCCCGGCTCGCGCGCGGGCCAGTTCTACGAATCGCACCACGGGCGCATCGCGAAGTACTTCAAGCAGATCCACATCAACGGCGAGCTCAGTCCGCGCGTCAATGCGCGCTGGCGCGAGCAGAAGGCGGAGGAGTGGGGTCTCGACTCGCCGATCTACCAGGCCAAGGTCCTCGGCGAGTTCCCGAACGAGGGCGACGACATCCTCATCCGCCTCGACTACATCCTGGCGGCCGAAGCCGCGGCGCTCGAGGAGAAGTGCTCGAAGTGCGGCAAGCTCGAGGAATGCCGCTGCGGCGCGCCGAGCGTGCCGGCGATCGATGACGGCCCGGTCGAAGTCCTGGGCTGCGACGTCGCGCGGTACGGCGTCGACGAGACGGCCGTCGCCCGGGGCAACAGCCATCGGATTCGGTACCTGCGCCACTGGGCGAAGCGCGATCTCGTCTACACGACCAACGAGCTCGTCGGCGAGTTCAAGCGCGGCGGCGTCGCCTCCATCGCGGTCGACGATACGGGCCTCGGCGGCGGCGTGACGGACAACCTGGCGAAGCTCCACCAGATCCCGACGATGCCGGTCATCTTCGGCTCAAAGTCCGAGCTGACGACGGCCGACAAGAAAGAGCACTTCGCGAACAACAAGGCGTTCCTCGCCTGGAAATTCAAGCAGGCGCTTGAAGAGAACGCCCGCGCGCGCGCCGAGGGCGGCGCCGGCACCTTCGCGCTCCCGGACGACGACAAACTGAAAGGGCAGCTCTCGAACCTCCGGACGCGCCACACGAACAAGGGCCAGATCCAGATCATCGACCCGGACGATCCGACGATCCCGGTCGCGGAGCTACCGAAGGGCGTCCGCGTGTCGCCGGACCGCGCGCACGCCGCGCTCATCATGTATCACGGCGCGACGTCGGCCGCCGGCCTCTCGGGCGGGAAGTTCAAGGCGCCGGCGCCGCCACCGCCCGTGCATCGCGATCGCCGGCGGTACTCGCAATTCATCTTCGGCCGGGGAGGGCGCCTTGGCTCCTGACCGGTCGAGCTCTGCTACACTGATCGCTCCGCCCCTCAGCACACCGCCAGGGAAGAACCCGGCGTCGACAGCAACCCGAGGAGGGTTCATGTCCGATGTCGCGTGCTTCCTGATCACGCCGACGACGCGCGCCCGCCGGGAGCTGCGGCGCTTCACCTACTCGAACACGCCGGACATCCCGCCGTGCCCGTCTGGACACCACGACGCCGCGATCCCGATCGGCGAGGTGGCGCTGCGGGAAGGCGACAGCGGCTGCCTCGAGCTCGTGAACCCGCTCGACGGGTCGGAAGCCACCTTTGCGGCAGACCCACGCTGGCCGACGCAGTGCGAGCGCTGCGGCTGGATGTTCTCCGACGTGGCGCAGCGCCAAGTGTTCTGGGAGGCGATCTGGACGGCGGCCGACGGCCGCGAGATGACCCTGCGGCAGGCGGAGCCAGGCGCGATGTACTACGCCGACTGGTACGCCGACGTCCCCGAGCTCGTCGGCCCTGACGGCCGCGCGCTGATCGTCATCCTGCCGAACGGCCACGCCTGGCACATCGACGGCCGCGCCTCGAACTGCGATAGCCCGTGCGCCACGTGCCGCGTGCCCTACAAGGACCACTACGGCGACGCGCGGGCCGGGAGCGCGTGCGGCCGCTTCGTCGATGCGCGTCCGCACAAGTGCTGGGTACGCCACGGCGAGCCGCCGGTCGTCACCGTCGACAAGGCGGGCGTGACGTGCGGCGCCGGCGCGGGCTCGATCCTGTCCGGCAATTACCACGGGTTCCTGCGCCAGGGACGCCTGCAGTCATGCTGACCGAACCGTACACGGACGAGCACGGCTTGCGCGACTACCGCGCCTCGATCGCCGGCGTCACGCCGCATCCGGGCCCCCGGCGTCACTGGCCGTGGCTACTCCTCGCGTTCGTCCTCGGCCTGTCGATCGGACGATGGCTGTGAGGTGCTCGAGCATCGAACGCGAGGAATTCCGGCGCCGATGGCGCGGATTCCTGCTGCCACGCTGGAAGACCCTCACCGAGTCGCTCCTGACGGCGGACGAGGCCAAAGTCGTCGGCCTACGGCTCGGCATCGTGAACGACCTCGCGCTCACGCACGGTCAGATTGCCAGGCGGATGGGCTGTTCGAACACGCGCGTGAGCCAGCTCGAGCGCCACGCATTTCGGAAACTCGCCGCGGCGATGAAAGGGGAAGGGCCACATGAGACTGCGTGATCGCGTCCGGGCGTTCTTGGGGGCTGGCCCGGCGCGGGTGCCGCCGGCGCTCGAGACGCTCGGCGATCCGTCCTTCGACCTGCCGCTGCGACGCGAGCAGGCAACCGAACGGCGGGCCGAGTCTCTGCAGATCTCGCCGACGGCCGGCATGATCGACGGCGACGACTATCAGTTCCGCCGCCTGTCGAGCGGCTCGAAGTTCAAGAAGCGCGATCTCACGCCGCTGCAGCAGGACCGGATGCTCGAGATCGCGTGGTACCTCTTCGAGCAGAATCCGTTCGCGCGCCGCATCATCACGATGATGACGGACCTCGTCGTCGGCGAGGGCCTGGGGTTCGACGCCAAGGATCCCAAGCTGCTCGAGGCCGGCGAGAAGGTCTGGAAGCACCCGATCAACAAGCTCGGCGATCGCGCGCGCGAGCTCCACAACGCGCTGAGCCTCAACGGCGAGCTGATCCTGCCCGTCGCCGTCAACGACGTCACGGGCGTGCCGACGATCGGCTTCATCGATCCTTATCAGGTCGAGCGCGTCGAGATGCGGCCCGACAACGTGCTCGTGCCCGAGTACGTCATCCTGAAAAAGAACCCGTCCGATATCGTGTCGCCGCCGCCGATCAAGATCATCTACGAAAATCCGGTGACAGGTCGCCTCGAGGGCGAGTGCTTCTACTTCGGCGTCAACAAGCTGCCGAACTCGAGCCGCGGCCGCTCCGACTTCCTGCCGCTTGCGGACTGGCTCGATCTCTTCGACCAGTACATGTTCGCCGAGGTCGAGCGCGTGCGGCTGCTGTCGGCGTTCGTGTGGGACCTCGAGGTACAGAACGCGACGCCCGACATGCTGGCCCAGCGTCTCAACGAGATCGGCACGCCGCAGGCCGGCTCGGTCTTCGCGCACAACGAGAACGAGAAGATGACGGCGCTCTCTCCGAGTCTGAATGCGACCGACCGCTCGGAGACGGCCAAGCTCCTCACGACGCATATCGTCGGCTCGATGGGGATGCCCATCTCCTGGTTCGGCTGGCAGAACGCGAACCGCGCCACGATCGAGGGCCAGAACGACATGGCCACAAAGACGCCGGCGGCGCGCCAGAAGGAGTTCGGCAGCTTCTACAACATCATCGTGCGGTTCGGCATCGAGCGGCAGCTCTCCGCGAACCCGGTCCTCTTCCGCAACCTGGCCAGCCAGGAATACGGCGTGACGATGCCGGAGATCCAGTCGAAGGACATCAGCCGCGTCGGCACCGCGCTTGCGCAGGTGACCGCCGGCCTCGACACGTCCCTCGCGAACCGGACCATCTCGCGCCGCGTCGCCACGGTCATCACGCTCGCGATCGCCAAGCACCTCGGCTCCGGCATCGACTTCAACGCCACCGACGTGATGGACGAGGCCGACCAGGAGGCGGCGGAGACCCAGGCGCATCAGGACGAAGTGATGGCGGCCGCCGCCGCGCTGACGGCGCGTGGGCGCGGGCCCGGCGGGCGTGGCAATGCGCCGGTGCCCTCGGCGCCGGACGGGGGCGCGTAGGTCGCCCGCGATGGCTGTGCACGCGACCGCGCTCCTCGAAGCCCGCGACCCCGCGTCGCGCCGGGCGGCCGCCGGCCTGGCCGCCGGCGCCGACGTGCGTCTCGACCAGCTCGCGCTCGAGCGCGACTCCGTGGCGGTCTTCCTGAAGCGGCTGCAGCAGCTGAGGCGCGAGCTGCAGGGCATCATCGCGGCGCCGTCGACGTCGGAGTTCCGCCGGTTCACGGCCTCGTCGCTCATCACCGAGATCGACGCGCTGATCACCCAGGCGACGATCGACCTGCGCACGCTCGCACGTCCGACCTTCACGAAGGCCGCCCAGCTCGGCATCGCGAGCGTCGACGAACCCATCAAGGCCGCGAGCGTCGCGATCACGGCATCGCCGCACCTCGATCGGGCGCTGGTGACCGTCGCCTTCGATACGACCGTGGACCTGCTGAGCGAGCCGATGCTGCAGTTCCGCAACCAGATCGTGCAGGGCGTGCGCCGGGCCGCCATCGGCGGGGAATCGGCGTTCACGCAGCTGCAGCAGCTCGCGCAGAAGATCGACGCCGCCGGGTTCGACGCCGCGGCGTTCAAGGCCGAACGGATCTACCGGACGGAGATCTCGCGCGTGCTGAACGGAGCGACGTACGACCGCCTGACCGCGCTCGCCGAGACCTTTCCGTTCCTGCGGAAAGGGTGGCGGGCGACGAAGGACAGCCGCACACGGCTCGGCCACGTCGAGGCGGCCGCGACGTACGGGCGGGGAAGCGGCATCAAGATCGCGGACCGCTTCCGCGTGAACGTGTACCAGGAGTTTCCGCCGAGCGCGAAGCACCCGGAGCCGCGGCCGCCGAAGTTTCTCGGCGTCGCCACGCTGCGGTATCCGAGCGATCCGGACACGACGCCGGCGGGCCGCCTGGCCGCGGCGACCACGATCCTGTGCCGCTGCAACAGCTTCACGGACTTCGACGTGGCCGACCTGCAGGCGTTTTCGACCGCGCGCACGAGCGTGCCCGTGCACGTGCCGGCGTTCACACGGGGAGACGTCGGCTTGCTGTAGCGCGCCGTCCCCAGCCTCCGCTCGAGCGCCTGCGCCGGCCGCTCCAGCTCGAGAACGCTCTCGCCGGCGCCAAGCGAGGAACGCGATGTCACCACGACGTGCCCCAGGCCGACCCGAGGAGCCCCAGAAACCGCCCGAAGACGACCAGACAACCGGCGATGCCGCGGCCGCGGAGGCCGACACCGACGATGATTCCGACGCCGGCGATGAACCCGATCGCGACGCGCTCGTCGAGCAGCTGCTGCCGGCGCGGGTGCAGGACGCGTTGAAGCTCGATCCGCGGTTCGCCGGCCTGCTCGCCGAGGCGTGCTACGTCTTCGGCCTCAACCCCGACCCGACCGTGAAGCCGATCGAGCTGGCCGCCTTCCGCTGCGATCCGGGCGATCCGAACGGCGTCAACCCGACGCCGGCGAGCGTCGTGCTGGTTACCGGCGGCGGCCTCAAGATCCGCTACCCGATCGACGAGGACACGGAGAACCGGCTCCGCATCGTCTACAACGCGTACAAGGTCAACACCAAGACCGGCGAGCGTGAAGTGCTGCCGTTGCCGCCGGATCTGGCGTTGCCGCGCGAGCACGTCGACGGCGTCGTGCGGACGGCCGACCACCAGTACCGCACCGGCTACCTGCGCGAAGGCGGCAAGGCGGAAGCCGCGCGCCGCGAGCAGCTCCGCTCGCTGCGGCAGCAGGGCAAGCTCGGGAAGTCCTGACGCGGATGCGTCATCGGCTGACCGAAGCGGACCGGCGCCGGATCGGCGCGGTCTTCGAGGAGCACCGGGGCTTCATCGAAGCTGTCGCCATCCGGCACGCCGGCGTCGACCAGGCGCCCGACGTGGTCGCCGAGGTCGGGGTGCGCCTGTGTCAGAGCCTGAACGGACTCCGCGCACGCGACGCGATCCGCACCTGGATTTACCGCGTGACGGTGTCGGCGGCGCACGACCTGCACCGCGACCAGGCGCGGCTCGCGCGCGCGCGAGCGCAGCTCGAGACGCTGACCTCGCCGCACGAATCGGTCGTCGAGCCGGACGAATACCTCCGCGATCAGCAGCGGCGCGATGCGTTCATGGAGGCGCTGAACCGCCTGAAATCCCGTGACAAAACGCTGATCTGTAACATGTGTGCCCTCGATGACGTCTCTGGTACATCGAGCGCGGACCGGGTGGCGTTGCATCGGGCGCGCCAACGACTGCGTGAACAGCTCCTGCGCGATCCTCGACTGAGACACACATGACCCCAGCGGCCGCGCCGCTCGGGACCGCGCCCCTCGTGCAACGCGCGAGCGGGATCGTGGTCCCGGCGCATCTCGCCTCCACGCCGGAAGAACCGGCCGGCGGCACGCCGAGTGCGGCGGTCGCGCGCGATCCGGACGGCCGGCGTCGCGTCGTGATCGATCGGCAGACGCGCAAGGCGATGCTGAAGGCGGCGAAAGCCTTCGGAGTCGTCGACCTGGCCCTGGTGCTGACCTGTCGGACGACGCGGCCGGTGCAGCGGGTCGTCCAGGACGTGAAGACGTTGCAGAACGTCCTCGTGACCGAGGTCGAGCCCGTCCCGGGCGCGTGTGGTGAGGTGATGCAGCGCGAAGACGAAGGCGGCGCCGATCCGGGATTCGGGTGCACCTGCACGCGGATTCATTTTGTGAAGGGCGTCTGACGTGGCCTTCGCGCGCGTCGTGCAGTTTCTCCTCGAGCTCTCGAAGGGTGAGTTTTTCGGGAGCGTCTCGATTCAGTTTCGCCGCGGCGTGATCGTAACGGTCCGCCGCGAGGAGACGTTCGACCTGCAGCACGAAGCCGACAAGCTGCCGGTGCAGGACGTCGAGGCGGTCCGGCTGATGCAGACCGGCGGCCGCCTCCGCGTGAGCAGCACGTAGCGACGCGCGACAGTTTCTATGTTTCCGCCGGGCGTGGCGGAAGAACCGAAGCGCCCGAGGACGACGCGACCGATCGCGTCTGATCCTCGGGCGTTTTCTTTTTCCCGGGGCATGGCGAAACGGGACCCACTCCCACCGCGAGGTCCTGATCCGCTCCGGCCCTGGCGGATCACCGCCGAGGACCGGCGGTTTCTCAGATCGCTGCGGATCAAGGCGGACGACGACACGCCGTCGCCGGCGCCGCCTCCGCCGCCACCGCAGAAGGGACGCGCATGAAGCGATCGGCCATTCTCGCCGCCCTCCAGGAGCAGCGGCCGGATCTGTTCGCCGGGACCGGGGGCGAGATCCTCGAGAACTGCTCGACGGCGGAGCTCCGCGCGCTGCTCGAGGCGAAGTGGACGACCGCCTACATCGATTCCCTGCCGGACTCGGCGTTCCTCTACGTCGACGCCGACGGCAAGCGCCACTTTCCGTACAAGGACAAGTCGGGCGCTGTCGATCTCCCGCACCTGCGCAACGCGCTCGCGCGGATCCCGGACAGCGGCGTGCCGGACGGCGTGAAGGCCGACCTGACCGCGAAGGCGCAGCGGATCCTCGCGAAGGCCACCGGCAAGAAGCCGTCGGCCAAGGAGGGCCAGGCGCACAGCTGGATCACCGAGAGCGTGCTGCGGACCGGCCGGTTCGCTGAGGCGAAGGGCGTCCAGCTCTCGATGGACGAAATCATGAACCGCGTCTCGGATGCGCTCCGGGAGCGGTTCGCGACGCGGTCGAGCGACGGGTGCCTCGGCTACAGCTGCTGGCCCATTCAGACGTTCGACGACCACGTCATCTACCGGAACAACGGGAAAACCTGGTCGATCGAGTACACGCTGACGGACACCGGCGACGTCGAGCTCGGCGCCGATCCGGTCGAAGTCGTCCAGCGCTATCAGCCGGTCACGAAAGAGGCGTTCGTCGAGGCCACGCTGGGCGACGGCCGCGACTTCATGCGCGTCGAGGCCGTGGTGCTTGGGCCCGCCCTCGAGGCGGACGGCCAGGCGCCGAGCGGCCGCGAATGGGACGTGCTCCTCATCCGCGAGGGCATGTCGAAGAACCGCAACCGCTACGGCCGCAAGGTCCTCGCCGAAGCCGCGCCGCTCTACGAAGGGCGGCCGATGTTCATCGACCACAAGATGGAGACCGGCCCCTTCGGCCGCTCCGGCAACGAAGTGGTCGGCTTCACGAAGGCGGTCCGGCCGGTCGTCCTGAGCGAACAGGCGGCCGACGGCAAGTTCACCGGCGCGCATTTCCTCGCGCTCTCCGCGCGCGCCGGCCTCGTCGACGAAGGGTTCCAGAAGAAGCTCGTCGCCGCCTACCAGCTGGGCAATCCCGATCTCTTCGGTCTGAGCCACGACGTGCGCGCGGAAAGCGTCACGGCGACGGCTGACGACGGTCCGTTCTACGACGTCACCGCGATCCGCAAAGTCGAGTCCACCGACTGGGTCCTCACGCCCGCCGCCGGCGGCCGCGTGCTGCGCCTGGTCGCCAGCGACTCGCCCCATCCACAGCTCCAGGAGGACGCTCGCATGTTGAAGCAACTGATCGAGTCGCTGAAAGCGGCCGGTGTCACCGTGCCGGAGAACTGCGACGAGGCCACGGCGACTCGTCTGCTCAACGAGGCGCTGAAGCGTCAGCCGGCGGCGGCGACGACCGCCGCGACGGCGCAGCCCCCCACGAGCCAGGCCGCGGTCGCCGACCAGACGGTCGAAGCGCGGATGGCGGCCCTCGAGGCCTCCAACCGGACGCTGCAGGAGTCGCTCACGGCCGGCGCGCGCGCGGTCGCGACGCTCACGCTCGAGCGCTGCCTCCTCGAGTGCTCGCTGCCGGATCCGTTCAAGGCGCGGATCAAGAAGAAGTTCGAGGCGCGGATCGCCGCCGGCCAGTTCCCGACCGACGCCGAGATCGCCGAGGACATCAAGGCGTACGTCGAGGACGTCGGCGCGCTGCGCGAGGCGAACCTGGTCATGCCGCACGTCGGCGTGCCGCGCGTCCAGATCGTGCAGGACCGCGCGGACAAGATGCGCGAGCGGCTCGACGCGTTCTTCGGCATCAAGCAGGAGGGCGTCGACGAGCTCGGCCGGCCGAAGTTCAAGACGATCCCCAACGCCGGCATGACGTCGTTCCGCGAGATCTACGTCGACCTCACCGGCGACTCGCGCGTCACCGGCAAGGTGACCGAGGACGTGAAGCGGCGGCTCTCGGAGTCGCTGAACACGGCGAGCTTCGACCAGATCCTCGGCGACAGCATCACGCGCAAGATGCTGAAGGACTACGCCGACAACGTGAACTTCAACAGCTGGCGCGGCACCGTCGCCGAAGTCGTGCCGCTGAACGACTTCCGCACCGTGCGCCGCCTGCGGTTCGGCGGGTACGGCAACCTGCCGACCGTCAGCCAGGGCGCGCCGTACACCAGCATGACGTCGCCGACCGACGAGGAGGCGACCTACAGCCCGGCGAAGCGCGGCGGGACCGAGCAGATCACCATCGAGATGATCAAGAACGACGATGTCGGCGCGATCCGCCGCATCCCGTCGAAGCTCGCCCGCGCCGCCGGCCAGACGCTCTACGAGTTCGTCTGGGACATGCTGCAGAACAACGCGGCGATCTACGACAGCGTCGCCCTCGCGGCCGCCGGCCACAACAACATCGTCACGACGGCGCTGTCGGCCGCCAACATCTCCGCGCTGCGCCTCAAGCTCAAGCAGCAGACGGACATGTCGAGCGGCAAGCGGCTGAACCTCGTCGCGCGGTACCTCATCGTGCCGTCCGAGCTCGAGGAGCTCGCGTTCCAGCTGACGACCTCCGACCGCGTGCTTGGATCGAACAACAACGATCCGAACTTCGTGAAGAAGCTCAACCTCGACACGATCGTCGTCGAGTACTGGACCGACACGAACAACTACTGGGTCACCGCGTCGCAGGACCAGGCCCCGATGATCGAGGTCGGCTTCCTCGACGGCCAGGAGACGCCGGAGCTGTTCGTCCAGGACCTCCCGAGCCAGGGCTCGATGTTCAGCAACGACCTGCTGACCTACAAGCTCCGGCACATCTACGGCGGCGCCGTGATGGACTACCGGCCGTTCGCGGGCGGCATCGTCCCGTAACCGGCGGCGTCGACGATCGACGAGTGAGAGCCGGCCGCTGACCGAGGCGGCCGGCGACGTTTCTTCACAGACAGGAGAATCAGTCCATGGCCAGACCGTCCTATTCCCAGGGCGTGCACGCCGCGCCGCGCACGCTGACGTTGAGCATCCTCTGCGGCGCCGCGCTGACCGCGTTCGGCGCCGCGACGCAGAAGCTGCGGATGCCCTGTACGGGCCAGATCGTCGGCATCACGCTCAACGTCGGCCAGCGCGGCGGCACGCATGTCACCAGCACGGTCGACGTCAAGGCCGGCAACACCTCGCTGCTGGGCGCGTTGTTCGACGTGGCGGCCCTGACGCCGGCTACGCCTGTCGACAAGGAAGGCAGCAACCTGTCGGCGGCCGCGGCGAGCGTCGCCAAAGACGCGGTGATCAGCGTCGTCACGGCGCAGGCGGGCGGCACGTCGCCCACGTGGGCGGACGTCACCGTGTCGATCGACTTCGTGCCGCTCGGCGACTGAGGACGATCGGGCCGGCGCCGCGTGGCAGAGTCGCCCGCGGCGCGCCGGCCTGGCACGACGCAACCAGCGGAGGACCCGCGTGCAGCAGGGACGACCCTTCCGGGTCACAGCGACGGGACAGGCATTCGACGCCGGCGTCAACGTGACGACCACGATGATCGGCGCGCGTCTGTTCGGCGGCTCGGCCGCCTCGAGCGCGATCATTCGCGAGACGGACGGCTCCGGCACGATTCTCGCCGAGCTGCAGTGCCCGGCCGCGGGCGCGGATGAAAGCCGCATCCCCGTCTCGTTCAAGCAGAAGCTGCACGTGACGCTCGCCGGGACCGGGGCGAGCTGCACGGTGTACGTGCCCTGACGGGCCCGAGGGGAGCGGAACGACGTGTCGGTCACCAGGTCAACGGTCACCACGGCCGCCAAGCAGATCGCGCAGGACCCGACGTCCGGCGCGACGCTGCTGCTGGCCGCCGGCGACTACGACCTGGCCATCGACCAGGCGATTGAGCAGTTTCGGGTCGACCGGCCGAACCTGCGGATCGCGCACTACGACGTGACGGCGGCCGGCTTCCGCTTCGTGCTCCTCGGCGCTGGCGCGATTCTGCCGACCACCGGGACGGACCGTTGGGTCGATGGCGGGAGCCGCGTCGTGGACGTGTACCAGCCCTACGACGTGACTTCCCGCGACAACGTGGCGCTCGATCGGAACACCTGGCGCGTGCGGCGCGAGCCGGGCCCGACGGTGCTCCTCGAGCTGCTCGCCATCACGCCCTCGGCGGACGTCCTGCGGCTCGAATACGTGACGCCGCACGTCGTCGATGCGGCCGACGTCGCGAAGACGTCGATCCTCGAGGCCGACGTCAAGGCGTTCGAGGTCCTGACGGCCGCGAAGATTTGCGAGATGACGGCGCGCCGGTACGTGCAGAACGCCGGCACGTCGACGTTTCAGAACGACACCGTCGACCGGCGGAGCCAGTCCGACATCATGGCCAAGCGCGCGAAGGAACTGCTGGCCACGTATGGCGCGATGGTCGGCACGTCGACGGCCGGCGACGGGTCGCCGTCGGTGGTCGGGGCCGCCGCGGTGAAGAAGCTGACGGTCGTCCCGCAGCATAACCGCGGGCGGCTGTGGCACCTGGAGTAGCGGGTCGTGCCGGGCGTCGTGGTCAGGCGCGTCGGGGACAGCATCGAGATCACGTTCCCGGACGTGCCGCTCTTTCAGAGCCCGCGGGCCCGGGCGGTGATGGGGAAGGTGGCGCGGGCGTACGTGCCGCTCGCGCTGCAGGAGATCGGCGGCCGCATCAGCGACGAGGCGCCGGTCGGCGTCAGCGGTCACCTGGCGCAGAGCTGGAGCGCGTCGGGGGGCGACGAGACGGGCGGCATCGAGGTCATCGGCCAGGAGATCGAATCGATCCAGGGCCGTGTATTCAGCTCGCTGCCCTACGCGATCGTGATGGATCAGGGGCGCGCGCCGGGGGCTCGGATGCCGCCGGTGGACGCGCTGATGCTCTGGGTCGAGCGCGTGTTCCAGATTCCTTCGGGCTTCGATGACGAGGAGCTCGAGCAGACCGCCTGGGCGGTGGCCCGGTCGATCGCGAAGAAGGGCATCGTGGGCCGGCACTACGTCGAGCACGGACTGGACAAGGCGATGCCGCGCGTGGAGGACATCCTGCAGGCGATGGGCGACGCGATCGTGACGGAATTGACGGGCGGTGAGGCGGTCGGCCTCGTCGGCGGGCCAGGCGGCGGCGGGCTGGTCTGATGCTGACGCCGGCGAATCTCATCGCGCAGATCGTGGCGGACCTGCAGGCGGTCCCCGGCATCGGCCTGGTGTACGACCGACGCCGTGACGTGCGCGACGAGCCGACGGCGCGGGCGATTTGGTACCACGAGGGGCAGAACCGGATCCACGCCTGGAGCGTTTCGCTCGGCGAGCCGGCGGTCAACGTGGTGCGCGCCCCCGGCTTCGGGCCGCGCGCCTCGGGCCAGGCCGGTCAGGTGTTCGGCGACATCGGGATCGTGATCGAGGCGGTGTTCGGCATCGACGACGCGAACGCCTCCGAGGTGACGTTTCGGAATCTGGTCTGGGACGTCCAGACGCGGTTCAACGCGATCGGCCTGATCACGGCCGACGTCGTGAAGCAGGAGCCGCTGCGGTGGGAGCGCTTCGGCTATCTCGCGCTCGCCGGCATGTGGCGCGCGCACTACGCGAAGTTGACGTGCCGGTACGCCGGCAAGCTGTCGTAACGAGGAGATCAAGGCAATGGGGGAACAGAGCAGCTCGGCGACATCGCAGGACGTCGTGCATCCGATCGATGGATTTGGTGAAGTCGACCTGACGCCGACGCATCGCGTCGTGCGCGTCTCGCTTCATCCGCAGGCCGAGCGCGTGTTCTTCAACGCGCTGGGGCGATCGCTGCAGTTCGAGGCACCCGACCCGGAGACGGGCGAGCTGCGCGGGTACCAGGACGTCCCGGCGGCCGTCGCAGCCGCCATCGAGCACGACGAAGGTTTGGCGCCGCACTTCCGGTGCGAACGGATCCTGACGACGAATGAACAGCCCGCGGCGGGCCGTCAACGGCGCATCCGCGCCGCGGATTC